GACCTTCGGCTGGCTGCTTCCATGGATTGGGAGGAAGATCAAATGAAGTTTCGGAAGCCTAAGACGGCGGAAGTATATACAATCGAAGCCCTCGCTATAGCATGGCTCCGATTTTGTCTTGAGCGTAATGATAAGTGGGTAAAAGCTAATCCAAACGAAGCCGCCCGCCTGATGGGCTTTGAGGTGGTGGAGGATGAACACGTTTCAGATTGTAACGGATCAAATGAGGGTACAAATTGTACCCCGGTAAAGGAGGAGGCCAACATGGACAAGCCGCTGAAGGACTGGACGCTGGGGGAAATCAAGCAATATTGCACAGAAAAAGGCCAATATTGCGGAGAATGCCCATTTTTATACGATGGAACCCGGTGCAAGCTCAACAGTACACCGGAAATCTGGCCGCTTGAATCCAAGCCCCGCTGGACGGAGCGGGAGGTGGAGATAGTGAAGAACCTGCTTGAAGTGGTTGGCCCCGCAGAATTAAGAAAAGTTGCCGATATGGTAACAATGAAAGTTGACGGGAAGATCATCTATCTTCGCAAAGACGCATTCCCATCGCTGAAAAATGAGATGGTCGTTACACTTTACGAGATCATCGGAGGTGCGGAATGAGTAAACACTGGATAGATAATGGGGATTCATGGATTTGTACAATTTGCGGGGATGAAGAAGAAAACCCCAATAAATTTCCTAATTCTGAATGTCCAGTTTGTGGATTTCAGGACCCAAAAGATGCAAACAAGGACCAGCAGGCCAAAGCTGACGCAGGAAAGCCTCGCCCTACGCTCACTCCTGTCAGCCTGATTGATGCTGTGACAGCGGTCCGCATGTACGGGAACGAAAAGTACCATGATTCTGAGAATTGGCGGAAAGTGGAGCCGCAACGCTACAGGGACGCACTCTACCGGCACTGGCTGGCCTATCTCAAGGGTGAGAAGTGCGATCAGGAAAGCGGCCTGCCTCACCTGTGGCATTTGGCTACAAACGCGGCGTTTTTGATTGAGATGGAGAGCTCCATCCACGACGGGGAGGGCGACGACGATGATTAAACTGCTCCTTTTCCTGGGCATCATCCTGTCCATTGTCAAAGCAAATGGATGGTTTATAGTACCGATGCCTGTTTTGGTTTTCTGCTGGGTGATGAGTTTTTTTTGTTGGCTCATTTATTCGTATGCTCTTGGTGTAGGCGAAGGGGCTGCAAAAGAGATGAAAAAGAAAGTCCACGACGGGGAGGGCGGACAGTGTGAGCGAGTGGATTAGCGTCAAGGAGAGGCTGCCGGAGGAACTTCCCGAAAATAAAGGAAGAAAGACAATCTCTTGTTTAGTAGCATTAAAGTCCTGTTATCCCAAAGGAAAGGCTACGATTCAGAAAAGGCAGAGACAGTGGATTCCATATTATGACGGTTCTTTTGTTGGATGGGAGTGGAGCAGGATTGGGGCACAAAGAGTCACCCACTGGATGCCCCTACCCGACCCGCCGAAGGAGGGATAGCCCTTGAACGAGTTCCCGGAGAGGCTGAGGAGAATGAGAGAGTCTATGCGGCCAGTAAGGAGCATGACAGTTACATCGCAACTGATGGGGCTTCATCCTGATATGTTAAGGAGGTACGAGCGAGGAGAAGTGGAACCATCTATGGATGCCTTATACAAGATCGCAGACTATTATGGGGTCAGCACAGACTATTTGTTGGGGAGGACAAATTTCCCGTTTGTACACAGAATTTAACCTTTAATCATCTCAAAACAAGGAAGATAACCGCCCACAAAAGTGGGAGGAGAAACTTCATAGTATGCGACAATGGGAGCATGGGGGAATACCCTGTGCTCCCGTTCTATTTCTCCTTCCTACACCTGGCAGTCGGCCTCCTGTTGCCGGGAATATATGCCTCTCCTCGCCGCACGAGGCGGGCGGTGGCACCAACTAAGGAATGGGATGGCTGCACGATGAAAGACCCGTTTGAACTGCTCAGAGAGGCATCAGAGGCATACAATAACGATTTACGCCCCTGGGAACAGCCCAAAGAATATTGGGATAGACTGAAAAAGTTTTGCGATTACTCAGAGAAGTGGAGAAAAGAAGAGAAAGACATCGTAAGGCCAAAGCCAAAAGACATAGGGGTAATTCACAGAGGGACAACAGAATGGGACGTGTTCCATGAGCTTTCAATGAAACGGCTCAAAAGAAATGGAATTCATTTGTGAACATAGCACCGGGCAGTTCGGTGGGGCAGCGGTTGCTGGACAACAAGGGCCAGCCATTGGAAGAGGCCGAACTAAAATAATAATGCTGCCAGGCCCGCGGAAAGCCTGACCAAACCCGCAGCATACCCCGAAAGGGGTATATATACCGCGCCCTGTTGCACGAGACGGGGACGGGATCAAAAGTTTTTATATGAGGTGGTGAGCATGGCTGCACGGCTGACAGATAAGCAGAAGAAGAAAATCGTTGCTGACTATGTGCAGCTGGGCAGTTATAACGCAACAGCAAAAGTAAATGGCGTTTCTCTTAACACGGTGAAGAAAATTGTGCAAGGAAATGCAGATATTGCAGAAATGTGCAATCAGAAAAAAGACGAGAACACCGCCGATATTCTGGCCTACATGGAAAGCCAGAAGGGCCTTGTGTGTGAGATCATCGGTAAAGGGTTGGCTGCGCTCAACGACCCGGAGAAGTTGGCAGAGGCTACGCCTGCGCAAATCACTACCGCGCTTGGGACGCTCATCGACAAATTCACGGCCTTCGGCGGCGGACCAGGCGATACGGCCAAGGATGACGGCTTGAGCCAGAGCCTGAGAGAACTTGCGGAGGGGTTGGGAAGCGATGATTAGCCCGCAGCAAAAGAAAATCCTGGCTTTCCCCTATTCCCGCTACGACGCCATCATCTGCGATGGCGCGGTCCGCTCCGGCAAGACCTCCATCATGATGTGGGCCTTTGTGGACTGGGCAATGCGGGAGTTTTCCGGCCAGCGGTTCGGCATCTGCGGCAAGACAGTGGACAGCGCAAGCAAGAACATAATCGTTCCGTTTACCGCTATGACGCTGGCGAAAGAAAAGTACACTATCCGCTGGCGGCGGTCGGAGAAGATTCTGGAGGTCCGCCGGGGGGCCGTAACGAACTGGTTCGAGGTGTTCGGCGGAAAGGATGAATCCAGCGCAGCCCTAATTCAGGGCCGGACGCTGGCAGGTGTTCTGCTGGACGAGGTGGCGCTCATGCCCAGGTCCTTTGTGGAGCAGGCCCTGGCCCGTTGCTCCGTGGACGGGGCAAAGCTGTGGTTCTCCTGCAACCCGGATTCCCCACAGCATTGGTTTTACCTGGAGTGGATAAAGAAGCACAAAGAGCGCAACGCCTTGTACCTGCATTTCACCATGCGGGATAACCCTGGGCTGAGTGAAAAGACGCTGGAGCGGTATGAGAACATGTATACCGGCGTGTTTTATGATCGGTTTATCCGTGGCCTTTGGGTGGTGGCGGAGGGGCTTATCTACCCACACTTCGGCGAGAACTGTATCACGGACGAGGACCCGCCAGCGGGCCGGTATTATATCTCCGTGGACTACGGGACGCTCAACCCCTTTTCTGCAGGTCTTTGGTGCGTAACAAAGCAAGGAGCGGTTCGCATCAATGAATATTATTACAGCGGGCGTGGGACGCAAGAGCAGCTGACCGATGAGGAGTATTACCAGGCGATACGGGAACTGGCAGACGGCTATAACGTGGACTATGTGGTCATTGACCCGTCGGCGGCGTCTTTCATCACAACAGTATTCCGGCACAACGAGTTCCACGTGGTCAAAGCGAACAATGACGTAATGGACGGGATACGGCGGACATCCGTCTATCTCAAAAGCGACAAGCTCAAAATACACCGCCGGTGCAAGGACGCTATCCGGGAGTTCGGTCTGTACCGCTGGGACGAGGACTCAACGGTGGACAAGGTCATCAAGGCGGATGACCACGCCATGGACGATATACGATATTTCGCAAACACTATTCTGGTTCGGCATTTCCCGGTAATGAGGTGAACGAATGACCATCATCGACAAATTGAAATCATTGGGCTTTGCCACCATCAACGAGGGATTTTACGGTAAGGTCCAGGAGTGGAAGTCCTGGTATGAGGGCGACGTGAAGGGATTTCATCGTTACCGGGTGCGCAATGGGGCCGGGATTGTGCGGTGCAAGCGGTACACGCTCAACATGGGGAAGAAGATCCCGGAGGACTGGGCAAATCTCCTGATGAATGAGCGGGTTGAAATTACCCTGGACGGAACGAAAGAGCAGGAGTTTATTGACCGGGTGCTGGAAGAAAACAATTTCCGGGTGCGCTCAAACGAGATGCAGGAAATGGCCTTCGCTCTTGGCACGGTGGCTTTTATCCCCCGCGTGGTTGGCATGGGGTTCACCGAGGCGGGGCCCGTTCCCGGAAGCGCCACAGATATCATCATCGACTATGTGACGGTGGAGCATATCTGGCCCCTGGCCTGGCAGAACGGCATTATTACCGAGTGTGCCTTTGACAATATCGTCAATGTCAATGGGGACGATTACTGCTACCTGCAAATCCACAGGAAGGTCAACGGCCTGTATGACATTGAGAACCGGCTGTATACATACCGCAACCAGAACGTGGATGCTGAGGTGCCGATGGCATCGGTGCAGGGATTTGAGAGGGTGCCGCCCGTGGTTCACACCGGAAGTAACCGGCGGCAATTCGTCATTGACCGGCCCAATATCGCCAACAACTTCGATTACTCCATCCCACTCGGGATTTCGGTCTACGCCAACGCTATCGACAGCATGAAGGGCGTGGATATTGCCTTTGACAGCTACGTCAATGAGTTTGTACTTGGGAAAAAACGGGTGATGGTCAAGCCGTCCGCCCAGCAGTATTTGGATGGTGAGCCTGTCTTTGACCCTGATGATCTTGCCTATTATGTGTTGCCGGAGGATATCGAGAGCGGAGCCGCCATCCAGCCCATTGATATGAAACTCCGAACGTCGGAACACACTCAGGGAGTGCAGACCCAGCTTAATCTGCTGTCCAGCAAGTGCGGATTTGGCGAGACCTACTACCGATTTGACGGCGGGAACATCACCACCGCCACCCAGGTCATCAGCGAGAATTCCACCATGTTCCGCACCATCAAGAAGCACGAAATTATCTTGGAGAGCGCCATCAAGGAGCTGTGCCGGATCATTCTCCACCTCGGCAACACGGCAATGGGGGCGGGGCTGAATGAGGATGCAGAGGTCACCATTGACTTCGATGATTCCATCATCGAGGATAAGACGACCGAGCGGAACAACGACCGCCAAGACCTTGCGGCGGGCATTATGAACCCGTGGGAGTACCGTATGAAGTGGTACAACGAGGACGAGGCCACAGCAAAGAAGATGCTCCCCAAGATGGAGGATATGACGGACGAGGAGGAAGAGGAGATTGAATGAAATATCCCTTCACTCCAGAACTATTAGACTCCCTCCCGGAAGAGCTGGCGGAACTGTACCGCTCCCTAGAACTGAAACTGCTGGATGAAATTTGTTCCCGCCTAAAAATCGCCGGTGAGCTGAACGAAGTGACGGTACAGGATATTCGGGCATTGCGCTCCCATGGCATCGACCTGAGCGAGATTGAGAAAGCCATCCAGCGAACCGCCAACATCTCCCGGAAAGAACTGGACAAGCTGCTGGACGAGGTGGTAGAGCGCAACCAGCGGTATTATACCGACCTCATTGACTTAGCGGGCGTGACACAGCCGGAGACGATGGTGAGTTCTGCCGATATTAACGCCATACTCTCCCAAGCACAGCGGGAAGTTGGAAACCTGACCCGCTCCATGGGCTTTCTGTTGGACAACGGGCGAACCATGCTGCCCTATGCAAGGGCTTACCAGTGGGCGCTGGACAGCGCGGAGATGCAGATCATGAGCGGGGCTATATCCTATAATCAGGCTATCAAGAGCGCCGTCAAGCAGCTTGCAGACAGCGGACTCCGCATGGTGGACTATGAGAGCGGCCACCGGGACCATATCGACGTAGCGGCCCGCCGTGCAGTGATGACGGGTGTATCCCAGATCTGTGCCAAGTACACGGAGCAGAGCGCGGAATATCTGGAGACACCATACTTTGAGATATCAGCTCACATCGGAGCCCGGGACAAGGGCGTTGGATGGCAGAATCACAAGGCATGGCAAGGCCGTGTGTACTCTGTCAGAGCCGAGGACAAGTATCCGAACATCTACGAGGTGTGTGGCCTGGGCTATGTGGATGGACTGGAAGGAGCCAACTGCCGTCATATCAGGACTGCATTTGTGGATGGTGTGATGGAGCGCACATACACCGATGAGGAGCTGGCCCACATTGACGACGGCCACGACGTTGACTTTGAGGATAAGCACTATACAGCCTATGAGGCTACCCAGAAGCAGAGGCAAATCGAGCGGACCGTCCGCAAGCTGAAGCGGGAACAGACCGCATACAAGGCCGCAGGGCTGGAAGAGGACGCTCAATCGGTGACAGCCCGCATTCGGCGGCTAAACGCAGAATATAAGTCGTTCAGCGAGGCGGCGGGGCTGCCGTTGCAGCGGGAGCGGATGAAAGTTACCTATACCGATGTGGCATCTGAGCAAATGGCTTCAGCTCTCAAAATACAGCGCGATGCGGAAGCACCGATCAGGCAGGCAATCCAAAGCGGTGGGTATCCGTTGGAAATCAACCCAGAGAAACAAGCGCGGCATATGGCTGGTATGGCTATACCGGGTAGAAGCGTAATAACAGTTTCTATGGAGGAGCTACAAGCGATCATAAACGCAAAGGCAGGCAGCGGGAAAATCATTTTTACAGATGATTTTACAAAGTGGAAAAACACAGAAATTATTGATGCTGGAAAAGAAATTGGCTATACGATCAACAGAAATGGTGATATAATGATTGCAAGAAGCATCAAAATCCACTACAGTAAAAGCGGCACTCATGGTGTCCCATTTTCGGGGAGGTGGAAAAAATGATAATTGAAAATCCAGAGATCTATTTTGGGAAAATAATTAAAGTTTATTCCACGAGCGGGCGCATAACGATGGGGGAGCTCTATGGGTATGATTACGACTTCGACGATGATGGAAATGAGTTTCTGGAGTTCGACGTAGAGAATGAAAACGGTTTGCTAATCGGATTTACGGAAGATGAGATTAACCGCATCGAAATTGTCGGGGGAAGCGAATGACAAAAAAGATCAACGGAAGAATGTGGTACTGCTGCCCGCACTGCGGGAAAGCACTTTTTCCAATCCGGCCAGATACGAAGGTACAAAACATGCCATTCCGATGCAAAGCATGTAAGCACGATATCGAAGTGAATATTGCATAGAGCCAAGAGCCTGTGAGCCAAGAGCCATTGAACCGGTTACGAACTGTAACGGTTTGATGGCTCTTTCTATTTTGCCGAGAGGCGTAAAACCGCAGGGCGACGGCCCTGACAAAAAACGGAGGTATTTATGAGCGAACCTATCAATAACCCTACCCCGGCCCCTGCGCCGGAGCCCGCCCCTGAGAAAACCTTCACTCAGGCGGAGGTTGACACCTTGATTGGCAAACGGCTTGCAAAAGCCATGAAGGGCATGCCCAGCGAGGAAGAAATGACCGCTTTCCGTACATGGAAGGAAGGTCAGGCTGGTGAGAAAGAACGCTGGGATAAGCTGACCGGAGAGCGGGATACGCTGGCCGGAAGGCTTACCGCCGCAGAGGCGGAGCGGGACCAGCTGAAGCGGGACCTGTATCTGGCCCAAAAGGGCCTGACCGGCGAGGAGGCGGAGTTTATCGCCTTCAAGGCTGGGAAGATGGTGGACGATAAGACCACCTTTGAGCAAGCCGTGGACGCCCTGACCGCTGACCGCAAAAAGACCACTTTTGACTGGACCGCTCCTGTGGGTGGCGGAAGCTCCAAAACAGGAGAAAACGACCTGATGAATGCCCTGATTCGGGGCGCACTGAAATGAAAGGAGAACCTAAATGGCTGTTGATATTATTGATAGAAGTAAACTTTCCGGGCTTATTCCTGAACCCGTGACCCGTGAGATTATCCAGGGAGCCGTAACGGAGTCCGCCGTGCTGCGAATGGCCAGACGGCTGCCAAACATGACCAGTAAGACTCAGACCCTTAACGTGCTGGACGCACTGCCCACCGCCTACTTTGTGAACGGCGAAGCGACTACTGGAGCGGCTGACTCCAAGGCATCCCTCAAAAAGACCACCAACATGGCATGGGACAAGAAAAAGATCTACGCCGAGGAGATTGCAGTTATCGTGCCAATCCCTGAGGCGGTGCTGGATGACAGCGACTACGACATCTGGGGTGAAGTACGCCCCCGTCTCCAGGAAGCATTCGGCAAGGTCATCGACGCCGCTATTCTGTATGGAACGGACAAGCCCACCTCCTGGCGTGATGGCTTGGTCCCTTCTGCTACCACTGCAAACGCTGTTGTGACTGCTACCATCGATATTTTCAAGGACATCATGGGCGAGGGCGGCGTGATCGCCAAGGTAGAAGAGAGCGGTTACATCCCCAATGGTGTAATGGCCGCCATCCAGATGCGTGCCAAGTTGCGCGGCCTGGTTGACAAGAATGGACAGCCCATCTTCAAGACCGACATGCAGGGTGATACCCGCTACGCACTGGACGGCATGAGTATGTATTTCCCTGTAAACGGCGCTTACGATCCGGAGGAATCCCTTGCCATCGTAGGCGATTGGAGCCAGCTGGTCTACGCCATTCGGCAGGACATGACCTTCAAGATTTTTGACAGCGGCGTGGTGCAGGACCCCACTACCGGGAATATCCTGTATAACCTGATGCAGAACGACATGGTGGCCCTCCGCGCCGTCATGCGGCTAGGCTGGGAGATCCCCAATCCCATCAATGCATATAACGTGGGCCTGGAAAATGCTTTCCCTTTTGCTGTTTACGCACCGGCGGGGGGTTAAGCGCGCGCCTCTCGGGGCTGACGATTGGCGCGCTAACACTCACTCCGACGTTTGACCCAGATACGACGGAGTACACAGCCACAACGACCAACGCAACAAACACTGTAACGGCCACACCAGAGGACGAGGATGCAACTGTGACCATCCTTAACGGAGAGAGCCCTGTTGATAACGGCACGGCAGCAACTTGGACGGAGGGGGCGAACACCCTGACCATCACTGTGAAAAACGGGGTAGCCCAGAAGGTTTATACCGTCACTATCACAAAATCGCTCTAAAAGGAGGCTCTATAATGGCTTATGTAGACTATGGGTATTACACAACCACATACCTTGGTACAGCCATTATGGCATCCGATTTCCCACGCCTGTCTCTGCGTGCAAGTTCGTTTCTGGACTACTATACACAGGGACGGGCAGCTCAAAACAAGGATCTGGATGCCGTGAAGATGGCTTGCTGCGCTGTCGCTGAACAGTATCAGGCCATCGACACGGCCCAGGCACTGGCGCAGAAGTCTTTGTCTGCTGCACTGTCCCAGGATGGCGGAGAACTTAAGAGCCAGACTGTGGGAAGCTGGTCTAAGACTTACCAGAGCGGAGGCGAGAGTGCGGCACAGGCGGCCGCCTCCGCCACCTCCGTAAAAGCTGGCCTGGCGGAAGCGGCGAATATGTACCTGGCCGGGACCGGCCTGCTCTACCGGGGAAGGGGGTGCGTCTGTGTTCCCCCATACTGTGACGCTCTATAACGTGTCGGTGGAGATTGACCCGGCCACTATGAAGGAAACGACGGTCAACCATATCACAGTGCTGGAAGGCGTTCTTCTGGATGCGGTGAAGGGGAAAAACGTCAACGAGAGCGGACTTGTGGACGCCGATGCTGTAACACTCTACATACCGACCAACGCATCCGCCACTGACGGTGTGACCGGCGAGAAGAAGCGTTACGTTGGACCCGTGGAGTTTTGGAACGGCGAGAGCCGGGACGGGATGTGGACCCTATCTCCCGGGCAGAACACCTTTTTTGTCAAGGGGAAGGCCATCCACCCGGACTGGAGTAGCCAGAAGATATCAGCCGCCTATGACTACGTCTATGACGTGAAAACGGTTGACTTCAAGGACTTCGGGGGGGAGATGTCCCACTGGGAAGTAGGTGGAGCCTGATGTTGAAATTCAATGTGCATACGTCCGGCCTGGATTCACTGCGCGAAAAAGTTTCATCTGCAAGCGATAAAGCAGCCCACATAGTGGCAATGCAGGTCCGCAAGGATACATCGCCATATGTTCCGGCGCTGACAGGCAGCCTGGACAAGCGGACGCGCGTCGATGGGGGCGAAATCATCTATCCGGGCCCATACGCCCGATATCTGTATTTTGGGAAGCTGATGGTGGACCCCGCTACCGGCAGTAGCTACGCGCAGAAAGGTAGTACAAAGGTGCTAACAGACAAGAACCTGGTATTCAACAAGGCCATGCACGGACAGGCACAATCCCACTGGTTCGAGGCCAGCAAGGCCGAAAATCTGGAGAAATGGGTCCGTGTGGCGGAAAAGGCGGTGAAACATGATCTCTGAAAAACGGGAAAAGCCGCGGATGCTGGCGACGGCGGAAGAGGTAGACAAAATCTCCCGCTCCATGAACGTGTGGGTGAACACCTTTCCTGAAAAGCCGGTCACGATGATCAAGTACGAATCGCTGGACACCGCAATCGGGGAAGAGACAGCCATGGCCCTGTCCACCATCCAGGGGACCTATATTACCAAGCAGTACATTTTGGGCGGATACCAGGCGGAGTATCAATTCAAACTGATCTACCGCATCAAGCCTGGAAACAGCAACGACCGGAGATTGGAAGCAGACGAGCTACTGAACCACTTCGGGGACTGGGCCAGGAAGAACCTGCCCGACCTTGGAGATGGGGTTCGTGCGCTGAAGGTAGAGCCGACAACCCAATCTTCCAAATTCGCCTCCTATGAGGGGGGCATTGAGGATTACCAGATTTTAATGAAGCTGACCTATGAGGTCGGCGTGTGAAAGGAGAAGCAAAATGCCTAATTCTGATTTAACATTTAACACCACGCCCGGCCAGACCGTGGGCCGAGAAATGTTGATTGCTTATCTAAACACAGGGGAAAATGAGACACCTAAGTGGTCTCCAATCGGCAAGCGAGTGGAGGACAGCTCCTCTGAATACGACTGGCAAACCGAAACAAAAGTGGATATTTTCGGAAATACTTACACAAATGGAAAGAAGCCTACAATTACTCAGACATTTGATCCGTGTGAACTGGATGCAGACGATGCGGCACAGAAGAAGATTTGGAATTTGGCTATCAAAGATCAGAATGTCAATGCTTTGATGAACCAAGATATGCTGATAGTTCATCTGTATGCAGGAACAGCCAACACGGCGGTGTTTGCGGAGCGGTATTCTTCCTGTTTCATTCTTCCTAGTGGGCTCGGAGGAGAAGGGGGCGGCACCATCGGAATGCCTCTTGATGTGACCTATGGAGGAACACGGACTGTTGGAACAGCATCTATTAGCGGCGGAACAGTCACATTTACAACGGAAGAAGTAGGGGTCTAACACATGAAAGAATTGAATTTTGATAGCGGACTCGTTGCCTATTCATTAAATGGAAAGTGTGAAGTATCCTTCAACCCAACTGACAGCAATTTTGTAGAGCGTCTGTATTCTGCTTTTGAGGACTTGGACAAGAAGCAGGAGAGCTACAAGGCTCAGATTGAGAAGATGGCGGACAAGAAGGAAATCTTCGAGTTTGCCAGGGAGCGGGATGCGGAGATGCGCGGTATCATCGATGGCGTATTTGATGCGCCTGTGAGCGAGGCGGTGTTCGGAGGGATGAATGTCTATGCCATTGCAAACGGCCTCCCAGTATGGTGCAACCTGATGATGGCGGTCATGGATGAGATCGACACAACATTCACCAGAGAGCAAAAGCTGACCAACCCGCGCATCAGCAAGTACACGGCAAAATATCAAAAGTATCAGAAGAAGTAACCAAAGGAGCACGCCATGAGCTATGGACTTCCAAAAAGCGTGGAGATAAACGGGAAAGAGTTTGCTATCCGCTATGATTATCGGGTAATTCTTGATATCTTCGAGGCCATGAACGACCCGGATTCCAGCGAGGAGGACCGCGCTCTTGACGTGCTCCAGATCTTCTACATCGACTTTGACGAACTGACCGACTATGACGCGGCTATGAAAGAGGTGTTCCGGTTCATCAACGGCGGCGAGGAGCCACGGGAGCAGAGAGGTCCCCACCTTGTGGACTGGCCGATGGACTTCCCCCGCATCATCGCCCCGGTCAATCGTGTGCTGGGCTATGAAGCCCGCGCTGTGGACTACGACATCGAAACTAACACGGGCGGGATACACTGGTGGACTATTCTCTCTGCTTATTCAGAGATTGGAGACTGTTTATTCGCACAGATCGTCCGAATCCGCGACAAGAAGGCCAAGGGAAAGTCGCTAGACAAGTCTGACCGGGAATTTTACCGCAAAAACCGTGACATTATTGATATCAAGCATACCTACAGCGAAGCAGAAAACAAACTTGTAAGCTTCTGGACGGGCGCAAAATAAAACCGCCCCCGGAGGAGCGGCTAAGTCATCGTATGGAGCATTTTGTTAATTGTACTTGCGCAAGAGGAATACCATCACACTTTCCAGCAATTACGATTTGATCTCCATCCTTTAACTGAGCAATCAAATCTGTCTGGTCCCCGTTCTTTGGGAAAAAACATTGGATGGGATAAAGTCCATACCCGTCATTTGTTTCAATGGAAATGCAAGGGGCTTTTGTCACGATATCCTGTCCAATATTTTGAATGGTCCCAGTCACGACCAAAATTTTATCTTTGTATAGCGCATCTGCATTTACTGTGTTCTCCTTATATGCCGCCCACAAATCAGTTGCAGAAATTGTGATTTCCTCCGGCTGGCTGTCCGGCGTTAAGTTATTGTCAAGCTGTGTGGAAATGTTTGATTGATGCGGGCTAGGTCTATCGTTTGACGAATCATCAGAATGGCCCTTAAAAGTAAGCGATAGAGCAGCAAGTGCAGCAACGACAATTACTACCGCAAAGGCAACATTTCCTTTGCTTCTCTTAGCTTGTTTCCTTGGAGAGTTCTCGCGATCGAAAGCGGTGGCCTCTGTCGTGTTTGATGCGTATTGACTATCTACCGCAAGATGAGAACCAGATATTTCCGTATTCACGACCCATACCTTGTCTTCTGGCGATATAAGAATCGAAACAGAACAATCTATCTTTTTCCCTTTTTGAAATAAAAGCGTATGCGGCCCATCTTGAGTGTAAACAGAGATTGTGTCCCCATTCCTCAAAGTCCCGACAACCTTACCGTCTAAAAGGACAGTAAAATCAACCGCACAACCCCACATGGACTTCTCCCTTGTGATTATGATTTCTTTATACCCATCCACATAAATCTTCCCCTTCAAGGTGGTGTTTTATATGTCCGCAGACGGTTCCTTCGTCATTGAGACCAATATTGATGATAAAAACGCACAGCGGGAATTGACCCGCCTGAATAAACAAATCAAATCGATCGAGGATCAGCTTGCATCTAAAAAGCAGGGGCGACTGCCCCTTGAAAATAACCTGAACTCGGTCAACGCAAAGCTGGACGAGGCCCGGAAGCGGCTGGCAATGCTCCAGGATGAGCAGAACGCCATTAACTCCGCTATGCAAGCGGGAGCGACCGCAGATGATTATATGCGCGCCTATTCAGATAGCCCTATGGTCGAGGCCGCTCTGAAACAGCAGCAGGCCGAAGTTGACGCTATCGAAAAGGAGTGGAAACAGGCCGACAAGGCTCTTTCCGCTTACGATTCTAAGATTTCAGGTCTGGAGGCTAAACTGAACAGTGCAAAGGCGGAGGCCGGAGGTATCCAGCAGAATATGGCTAAAGCTGGTCCATCCGCCGAAAAGATGGCAAAATCCGTTGACAAGGCGCAGAAAAGTGCAAGTAAGTTCTCCATGCGTCTGCGGGAGGTCATCAGGAGTGCACTGATCTTTACCATCATCTCACAGGCACTTGCAAAATTCCGCGAATGGATGGGAAAAGTCATTAAGACGAATGACGAGGCTCGTGCTGCGATTGCCCGCTTGAAGGGTGCGCTGCTCACATTGGCGCAACCTTTAATTGACATCATTATACCAGCGTTTACCAAGTTTGTCGATATGCTGGCCAGAGTTATTTCGATGGCGGCGCATCTTACTGCGGCCCTTTTTGGGACTACAGCAGAACAAGCTGCTGAGTCCGCAGAAAATCTATATGATGAAACAGAAGCCATTGAGGGAACCGGGCAGGCAGCGGAGGAAGCAGAAAAGTCCCTTGCATCATTTGATGAGATCAATCAGCTTTCAGGTGGAAGCAAAAAAAGTTCCAATAAAAATCAGGAAATTGCACCCGATTTTTCCGCAGTTAATCAAAACAGCGGATGGTTACAACAAATGATGGAAAGCGTATCTGCGTGGGTCCCAGCTGCTCTGATGCTTGGAGGAATCGCGCTTGTCGCAATCGGTGCATCAATGGGAAGTCTGCTGCTCGTTATTTCCGGGCTTCTATTACTTGGAGCCGGGATTGCATTTGGCAAAGAAAACGATCAACTTCAATCGTGGGTCGATTCGCTTGGGCTGAACAGTGTACAGGAATTTGTGGTCATCGCTGTTATCCTTGGCGGAATTGCGATGGTAGCAATCGGAGCGGCAACAGCAAATATACTGCTCGTGATAGCGGGTCTTGTTTTGATTGGTGTGGCTATTTGGTATGCGGCACAGAGCGGTATGATGCAAGACTGGGCAGAAACCCTTGGACTTTCGAGAGCAGCGCAGTTTATAACTGCTGCACTTCTTATTGCTGGATTTGCGCTTGTCTGTATTGGGGCTGGTCTCGGGAACATTTTGATGGTAATATCCGGTATTGCTTTATTCGCTGCAGGAGTGTATGTGGGCATTGAAAGCGGGACACTGAAATCATGGGCGGAGACGCTTGGGCTTGATTCTGCGTTTGAGTATGTAGCAGCCGCTATCCAAATTGCCGGGATTGCGCTAATTTGCATTGGAGCGGCAATGACAAACATTTTTATGGTTGCCGCAGGGGCAGTCTTGCTTGCGGTTGGAATTACGGTAGAAGCACTTGGGGAGCAAACGTTGATGGCGTGGTGGGAGAAATTGAAATTGACCACTGTTGCCCAGTGGATTTCTGTGGCGTTACTTTTGGCCGGAATTGTAATGGTAGCCATTGCGGCAGCAACTGGGAATATCTTGCTCTTGATTGCAGGTGCAATCGTTCTTGGTCTTGGAATTGTTGCTTCGGTAAATGAAGGACGTTTGCAGGACTGGGTTGAAACATTGGGCCTTGAAAAAGTAATGGGATATGTAACTGCTGCAGTTTTGCTTGTCGCATTTGGACTTATTGCAATAGGTCTTATGACTGTGAATCCCGCCATGTTTATCGGTGGGGCTACATTGCTTATTGCTGGACTGATTGTCGGGAGAGAGAGTGGAACGCTTCAAAGCTGGGTTGAAACCCTGCATCTTGAAGAAGTGGCTGGATGGGTTTCCACCGCGATGTTGCTTGCCGGAATCGCTCTCGTTTCTATCGGCGCAATGACGTATAACTTGCCCATGGTGCTGGCTGGCATCGCGCTTCTTGGTGGTGGTGCGGCCCTTAAATTGGGAAGCAGTGGCACAAGTAGTAGCAGAGGCGGAGGCTTCAGCAGCAGAATGGCGGCCCCTCGTCTCGCCTTAGAGGATGTCCCTGCGCTGGCCCGTGGCGCTGTCATTCCGCCGAACCGTGAGTTCTTGGCGGTATTGGGGGATCAGAAAAGCGGAACAAACATCGAGGCTCCTACATCGGAAATCGAGGCTGCGGTCATGCGCGGAATCCAGCGGAGCGGGATAAACGGCCATGGAGGCAACCAGACTGTGATTCTGGAAGTGGACAAGCAGGTGCTGGGCCGTGTAACCTATCGGGCCAATCAAGCGGAAGGGAAACGAATCGGTGTGGAGCTGGTGGAGGTGTAATTTTGAGTTACATCAAACTGAATGGGCGGGAATTTGATGCGGACATCGCTATCTCGGCCTACAACCGGAACTTCAATGTGCTGGATGGGGACAATGCGGGCCGTGTCCTCTCCGGTCTAATGATTCGAGATATCATCGGCACATACCTTGGTCACAAAATCACCGTGTTTCGGCGCGGAGACGACTATAAAGGGCTGGATGACTTTTGGGACTATCTCTATCAGCACTCCATTGATGATTCTGTTCTACTGGAGGCGGCTGATGGCCAGAAGACCATCAGCTACCAAGCCTACTACACCAGTGCATCTCAGGACATTGAGAAGGTGGAAAACGGGGTGACCTACTGGGGCGAGATTGAAGTGAGCTTTGTACCCATGGACGCACAGCTAAAGCCGTGAGGTGATACGAGATGGCGAACACGACTAAAATCGTATATGACGGACGAACATACACCGGGACAGAGATACAGAACGGAAATATGAGACTGGCTACATCTCTGCTTTCGTCCTCTCTGGAGAGCAATACGTTCAACGTGACTTTGAAAAGCCCAAACAAGAATCTGACCAATTTCTCCAGAAACGCTCCTATCACAGTGTTCAACGGTGAGCGTCAACTCGGGATATTTTATGTCCAGGACGTGAAGAGAACTGCAGCTGATTTGTACAAGGTTTCGGCTACATCTGCGGTCGGTATATTGAGTGATGGTAACCACTACGGCGGCATCTACACAGGGCAGACTGCTGAATCCATTATCGGTAGCATCTGCGGGTCAGTAAAGTATGATATCCAGAACAAGCTGCGGCCCATAAAGTTATATGGCTGGCTCCCCATTGCAACACCGAGAGACAACCTCGCCCAAGTCCTGTTTGCGATGGGGGCCACTCTCCGAACAGACTTGAACGGCGTGTTACGGATCGAGGAGCTGTGGGATGGGCTGAGTGGTGACATCGGGACAGACCGAATGTATCAAGGCGCCTCTGTTGAATACGCGTCAAAAGTTACCCAAGTCTCACTGACAGAGCACCAATATGTGGCAAGTGGAGATCTTGATGAGCTGTTCAGCGGCACGACCCAAAGCGGCGATATTATCACCTTTGATGAACCGGTCTATGGTCTTACTGCCTCCGGGTTCACGATACAGAGCCAGGGCGCGAACTTTGCAAAGCTATCTGCCGGTAACGGAACTCTAAAGGGACGGAAATATAAACATAACACCCGAGAAATCATCAAAACCGTGTCTTCCGCATCTGAGCCTAACATAAAGGCAGTGAAGGACGCTACGCTTGTATCGCTGGTAAATTCACAAGCTGTTTCAAACAACCTTGTAAATTACCTAAAATGGAACCGGACAATTAAAACTAGTGTAGTTTACCAGGGTGAAATTCCGGGGGATCTTATATCCACATGGGACCCATTCGACAAGACATCTGTGGATGTTTGCATTCAAGAAGCAGACATAATATTGTCGAATACGATTAAGGCAAACGAAAAAATGCTAGTCGGATTTACCCCCATCAGGCAGGATAATAGTCAGACCTACGATGAGCACGAACTCCTCATAGGATCTGGGACCTGGACTGTACCGGATGGTGTTAGTGAGGTTGAGGTGGTCGTAATTGGCGGCGGCGGAGCTGGCTATGATGGGAATCCTGGAGAGGCTGGGCCCGGCGGCTCTGGGACTTGGGGGGAAAATTTTACTGAGGGCGATAGTGTTAGTCTGTCTGGTCTATCTGTAGGAAGCAGCAAAACTATTTCAACGAGCGCATCAACATCCCAGAGTAATACAGATCCAGGGGAAGGAGGGGATGGAGGTGCAGCTGGAGCGCCAGGAAAGGTTTACCGGAAAACAATCACAGTGACGCCGGGTCAGAGGATTTCTTACAACTGCGGAGCTGGGGGGCAGTCTAACGGTGCCGCCGGAGGAAATACAACATTTGGAAGTGTTTCGTCAGGTTCTGGAACGTCCTCTGGTGCAGGATACACAGACATTATTACAGGCGAGACGTTCGCAACAAGCGGCAATGCAGGAGAGAGAGGCGGAAAAGGCGGAAGTGCCGGGGCCGCTGGCGAATCGACAGGCGGCGCAGGTGGCAATTCCGCAAGTTCACGCGATTACAACGATTCCGACAATCCTACGAACTACGGAAACGAATATGACACAAAAGGACAACATAGCGTATCCGGGAACGCGGGGGGTGCAGGTGGCGGCGGTGCAGGAGGAGACTCGGGGAACAACAGCGGAGGAGACGGTGGAGCCTCTACACGCGCCAGTTTTTCCTCTGATTATAACCCAGGCGAGGCATTTGGCACCCTTCGGCCATCATACGGAGGTGATGGTGGGACGGGGGCCGATGGCGTGCGTGGAAGTAAATATGGGCAGTCTGGCTCTGGCGGCGGCGGCGGTGGTGGCGGCGGCGGAACAGCGTCTGCGTCTCTCAATGTTAGGGCAAGTGCTACATTTACCGTAAGAAAGACAACAACTGACCGCGCATATGTTCGTGCGACTGTAAACGCCTATGATTCTAAGCCAGGCTCTGGTGGAGCCGGTGGCAAAGGTGGAGCTGGCGCGGACGGCTGCATCATCCTGTATTACGGCGTTACGACTCCGGTCCAGGACGGCCAGCTCAAGGACAAAAACGGCCTGATGCTGCTGGACAAGTACGGCAGACGGCTCATTGTATAGGAGGGTAGACATGGCAACGATAGACGAACTGGATGCCCAGGTGGCACAGCTCAGGGCGGAAGTGGAGCAGCTGCGGGGGCAGATCGCCAGTGCGGGAGTCAATGCTCTGGCTGCGGCTCCCTCTGGCTATTACATGCTCAAATACAGCGGCGAAGAGATAGACACGAAACTAGGCAAGATTTGATGGAGGTGATCGCTGTGCTCTATATGCAGGACTGGCATATTTGTGTCCCGGCAGATTTTTCGCTGGGGTTTGAGGGGGACAACAATGCCGTTACCCTGGAGATCAGCACAGATCTGCCGGAAGGCTGGGACCTGAAGGTCGATGTGGCAAAAGATGGAGAGAAAAACATCATCCAGCTCAACCGCAGAGATAACGTCTACTATGCACTCCTCACCTCCTCCATGCTGGCGGATGATGGGGTCTACGAGATGCAGGTGCGGGGGACATTGGGAGATCAGGTCCGGCACAGCAATATTTTCCTATCCCATGTGCATAACTCCATCAACGCCACAGACGCCTTCCCCCCTCCCCTGCCCTCTGAATTTGAGCAAATGGAGGACAGGCTCACCAGCATCAACAATAATCCGCCCCAGCCCGGCGAGAATGGATACTGGCTGGTCTGGGACCCTGATGACATGGAGTACAAGGAGTCTGATATCCCTCTCCCCGCGGAAGGTGGGACTGTTGGGATTACAGATTACAATAAGCTCAAAAACAGGCCCAGCATCAACGGCGTAGAACTGATCGGAAATAAAACATCAGACGAGCTCAAAATACCGGCAGGAGAAAAGGGCGAGAAGGGCGACCCCGGTCCAGAGGGGCCGGCTGGACCAAAGGGGGACCCGGGACCGACCGGACCGCAAGGCCCAGAGGGGCCAGTTGGCCTACAAGGGCCGAAGGGAGATACCGGCGAACAAGGCCCGGCCGGCGAGCAGGGACCTCCGGGAGAGCGTGGACCGGAAGGCCCCCAGGGTCCGAAAGGCGACCAGGGCGAGCAGGGAAAGCAAGGACCTAAAGGAGACCAGGGAGAACCCGGCCCGCAGGGACCCGCCGGAATAGACGGGACCTCATTTGTAGTGAGAGACCGCTTTGATACCCTGGAGGAACTGAAATCCGCCCACCCCATTGGTGAGCCTGGGGATGCTTATGCCGTGGGCTCGGAAGATGACAACACGATCTACATCTGGTCGGAAGACCTGATGAACTGGAAGAGCATCGGCAAGCTCCAGGGGCCAGCGGGACCGCAGGGCCCGAAGGGAGAGCAAGGACCAAAGGGAGAGCCCGGGGAACAAGGAGAGATCGGCCCGAAAGGCGATACAGGCCCCGCCGGTCCGCAGGGCGAGCAGGGTCCTAAAGGCGATAAGGGAGAGCCTGGGGAGACAGGTCCAAAAGGAGATGTGGGCCCAGAGGGGCCGCGAGGCCAGCAAGGCATCCAGGGCCCTCCCGGTGAGAAGGGAGACACTGGCGACCAGGGTCCAAAGGGAGATCAAGGAGAGCAAGGACCTGAAGGGCCTGCTGGAGCTCAGGGGCCCATTGGGCCAGAAGGTCCCAGAGGGGAACAGGGCCCACAAGGGGAGCCCGGTCCGAAAGCAGAGCCGTTTTCGGTGACCCTTACGGGATCTGGATGGGCTGAAAACGAGCAAACGGTGAGCCACGATAAGATTTTAACGGGTGCTTATTCCTACATCGTATGTCCGGCTGAAGGATCATATATGGCTTATGCCACAGCTATTGTGAGGGCAAAGGATGTGGGCACAAACGGACAAATGACCTTTGTGTGTACGGAGACACCCGAAGCGGACCTTGTGGTAAATATCCTTAGAGTGGAGGCGCAAGATGGTATTTAACATGGTGGGCGGCGCAGGCGGTGGTATCAAGCTGGAGAGCATTGCCATCACGACACCGCCTGACAATATCACATATCTCCCCGGAGAGGTCTTTGACCCTGCGGGGATGGTGGTCACGGCGTCGTACTCCAACGGGGCCACCCTGACGGCTACCGGCTGGACCTACTCCCCCAGCGGAGCACTGCCGGAGGGGACGAGTGAGGTGGAGATCATCTACACCGAGGCTGGGGTAACAAAGACCGCTGTGCAGGCCATCACTGTGGAGCGTGGGACCATCTCTGTGCCCACGGTATCCGGGAGCCTTACATACAATGGACAAGCCCAGAGCCCCACCCTGACGGGCTACGATGCAGACAAGATGGTCCTATCCGGCGACACGTCCGGCACGAACGCTGGGAGCTATACGGCGGTGGTCACCCCAACAGCGCAGTACAAGTGGGCGGACGGGAGCACGGAGGCAAAGAATATCCAGTGGTCTATTGCTAAGGCCACCACCAGCATCACGTTTGACCCGACATCTGTGAGCCTGGATACCTCCACCACATCTCAGGCGGTGGCTGTCACCTACACGGGGGACGGCACTCTGTCCGCACAGTCTGATAACTCCGGCGTAGCTACGGCATCCCTGGAGGGGACCACCCTGACAGTAACAGGCGTGGAGACCGGCAACACGGCTATCCAGGTATCGGCCAGCGAGGGGACAAACTACACGGCGGCCAGCGCCTCTCTGAGCGTGGCGGTGCAGTTTGCGATTATCATTCCGATGGTGCCGAGCCAAAAGGGTACGCTTACTTATAATGGCGAAGCACAAAGGGCAGAATGGAACGACCTTAACTCAGAAGAACTTATTTTGGTTGGGGCATCATACCAAACAAACGCCGGGACTTATACTATGGGATTTCAACCGAAGCCCGGTTACCAGTGGTGGGATGGGACTACGGAGACAAAAAACGCGACGTGGACGATTGGGAGGGCACCTCTTGTAGTTTCATTTTCTCCAAGGTCAAGTCCAAGTTCCCCGCTTGTATTAGGAGCAAACAATAAAACGGCTGTTGTATCGGTGCAGACTAACGCTGAATCAACAACATTTTTTATCGAGTCGCAGCAAAGCAAAGAGTACATAAGTACAAATGTTGATGTTGATTCTGGCACCATTACGATAAGTGCGCTTAAAAGCACCAATAAATTAGCAGCGAATTCCACAGTATTTTATGTCCATATTAGCGCAGGAAGCAATTACACCAGCTCCGCCCAAGGATATTATGTCCGTGTCGAATCCCTCACCTCCGTCTTCGGCGTCTCCTGGGACAGCTCCAACCCATCCACCGCCCTGACCCGTCTGACCAAAGCCAACGATCCCAACAAGCTGGTCACTGTGGACATCACAACCGAGCCCGTACCCGCAGTTGGGACAGGCTCAGGCTCCTCACCATTCGACAGCTATATGCCGTGGATGGGGATGGAGGAGGTTGATATTGACGCTAGTGGGAGAGTATATCCTGCCAATCGAACATCTCCTTCATCTGCGACATGTGTCAAGATCCCGCAATTTTACTACAAAGTAGAAAAGAGTGGAAATATCTTTCGTTATTATGTTGCGGATGGACCAATCGATGGATTTTCTTTGCATCCAGGAAGCGAGAGCTATGTTGCACGATATGAGGGGTACTTAGTAAATAAGAGTGGCGGGCAAGCATTATGTAGCTATTCTAATACCCCGGCTAAGACGGGATTAACTCGAGCCGACTTTAGAAATTATGCAAAAAATTTTGCGTCCAATGCCCAACTCTACGACTTCGCCGCATGGTGTGCTGTTGGTCTGCTGTATCGGGTAGAATACGCAGACTGGGGAAGCCAGGAGAAGATAAATCGTGGAATCGTCAACGACAGCTCTGTCCACAAAACCGGCGAGACTGACGCCATGGTCTATCATACTGGAAGGGCGGCGGGAGGTCTTATAAATACTGCCGCGGTTCAGTACCGTTGGATTGAGAACCCGTGGGGGAATGTCTTTGAGTGGATCGATGGAATCAACGTCAACAACAGAGTTCCATATATCTGCACAGAACCCGAGAGTTATGCTGATGACACCACGTCCAATTACACATCCTCTGGTATTACTCTTCCGAACTCCGGTTGGATTAAAGGGCTTGGATTTAGCTCCGTTTTCCCATGGGCACTCTTACCTGATACAACCGGTGGTGGTAGCGCTACCACCTACATCCCAGACTACATAAACTCGAGCGCAGGCTGGTCTGTAGTTGACGTGAGCGGTTGCTATACAAATGCATCCATAGCTGGCCTATTCTTTTTCGATGCGAGTCAAAGCTCAGGCATCTCAAGCCAGTACATTGGCGCGCGTCTCCAGTTCCGGGAGGTGAAATCATGAGAGTAAGAGGCGATAACGACCCCGGCACGTTCTCCATTGAGGCCGTTCCCAATAAGCCCGGCTGGTGTCTGGTTCGGTTCTACGAAAACGCCCAGGAATATACCGAGGAGTTGGACGAGACCACCATCACGGGCTGGGAGTACGATGAGTATCACCTGGAACAGCCCACCATCTCCCAGGAGGATATCGAGGGCAACCTTGAGGTCTATCTGAGGGCGGCAAAGGAGAACGAGGTCACCCCAGAGAGCCGCCTGGAGGATGTGGAGAAAAACAAGGCAGACAAGCAGGAGGTCGCCGCAGTATGGGACAGCATGGCGGCGGCGTACCAGGAGGGGGTGCAGAGCGCATGATGACGAATCAGGAACTCATTCTGGGCGTAATGCGCGCCCAGGGCAAAGCCGACGCGCTGGATCTCCGCGCCCGAGCGCCGGAGCTGGACGGAACAGCCATTATCGCAGAGGAGGCCAAGGTGCCGCAGTTCGACGGCACGAAGGATTACTCCAGCTGGGCCATCGGCTCCCCCGTGTGGGAGGAGGTCAACGGAGAGCGGCAGATATTCACCCTGCTCCAGCCACACAACGCCATCCACTACCCCGGGAGCACCCCGTCCAATACGCCGGCGCTGTGGTCGATCCGACACACCAAAGACCCCTCTAAGGCAAAGGAGTGGCTGGCACCCAACGGAACCAGTGGCATGTACATGACTGGGGAGTGCTGTGTGGACGGCGGCGTGGTATATCGCTGCCTGGCGGACAACACCGTACATCGTCCAACAGATTACCCGCAGGCGTGGGAAAGGGTATAAAAAATCCCCCTGTAGGAGCTTAACTACAGGGGGGCGCATCCGATTGTCGAAAAAAGGGGGTAACCTTTTCAGAATTGGGAGTCGGATGCGGCGTCATTATAGCACATCAAAAGATGGCCCGCAAGAGGAGGGCAAAAATTTTGTCGAAATGGAGGCGTTGCCTAAATGGATGCGATAATACAGACGCTGTTGGCCTGTGTCGGCTCTTCTGGGCTCACGGCCATTATCCTGGCACTGCTCCAGCGGAGATGGTCCAAGGCGGACAAGCGTGACGCGGTGGTGGCTGGCCTGAAGGTGCTGACGGTGGACAGAGTGCGCTATCTGGGAAAATGCTACATTGCGGACGGGAAAATCACCCTGGAGGATAAGGAGAACCTGCAAGACATGTACCGTGCATACAAGGACCTGGGCGGAAACGGGCACCTGGAGACCGTTATGGCTGAGGTGAATCATTTGCCCATTACGGGGCAGGTGGATGCATGAGCAGCACTGTGATCCTGGCCGCGGCGGCGGCCTTCGCACTGGGGTGCGTGTTCTGTCTGGGGCTGTGGTGGCTGTCCGCCCACCGGTCCAGAAGGGGGCGCACAGAGACCATGAAGGCCATCGTCTGGCTGTGCCTGTGCAATGGCTGCGCCTGGGTGTGGTGCTCCTATCTGCTGGCCTATCTGGGCCGTGAGCAGATCGCAGAACAGCTATCCGGGAAAGCCGTCACAGAGATCATTGCCGTGATCCTGGCTTACGCCATCAAATCCCTGGTGGAGAACCTGAGCAAACATAACAACTGGCCGGATAGATCCGGCAAAAAGGAGGAAACGACCCATGAATGAACTGACCAACTATCTGCCCATGCTGCTGGCCCTGGTGCTGGCGCTGACCCTGGTGACCAACATCATCGTACAGGTGCTCAAGAGCCTGCTGTACGATATGCTCCCCACCAACCTGCTGGCCTTCCTGGTGGCCGCGGTAGTGACGGTGGGGGCGGGCTTCGGCCTGTGGTCCTATTACCGCTTTGCCATCACCGGCTGGATGATCGTGGCGCTGATCGCCCTCATCTTCCTGGTGGCCTTCTCTGCGATGTTCGGTTATGACAAACTGGTGCAGCTGATGGAGCAGGCAGGGTGGATCAAGGCACAGAAATAAAAAAGCACCCGCGTAGCGGGTGCCTGGGCCCTGCTTGGCTTCGTTCGGCTCCGGCAGTTACGCAGGGAGCTCTATGACGCATGATGCGGTGATCGCACGATGCAGGGCCAAATCATACTACCATACTGAGACAGGAGGTGTCAACTTGGATCTGCACAAGTGCCTGTTGACGGAGAACGACTGCTACAAGGCCGGACGGAAGATTGTACCCAAGGGGGTCATGGTCCACTCCACCGGGGCCAACAACCCCAATCTGCGCCGATACGTAGGGCCGGATGACGGCCTGCTGGGCCAGAATCCAAACAGCAACCACTGGAATATGAGTGGGGTTGGGGCTTGCGTCCATGCTTTCATCGGCAAGATGGCTGATGGCTCTGTGGCCACCTATCAGACACTGCCCTGGACGGCCCGGGGATGGCACTGCGGAACAGGGAGCAAGGGCATCAGCGCCAACAACACCCACATCAGCTTTGAGATCTGTGAGGATGGGCTGAAGGACCGGGACTACTTTGACCTGGTATATCGGGAGGCGGTGGAGCTGACGGCCTACCTGTGCCGGGAATACGGTCTGGACCCGCTGGAGGACGGGGTGGTGATCTGCCACCAGGAGGGAGCCCGCCGGGGGATCGCCAGCAATCACGCTGACGTGCTCCACTGGTTCCCGATGCACGGGATGACCATGGATGACTTTCGGGCCGATGTGGCCCAGGAAATGGAGGCTGAGACTGTGACCTACGAGCAGTGGCTGGAGTACATGGAGAGATATCGCAGGGAGATGGCTGCCGAAAAGCCTGCCATGC